GAAGGCTCAAGCGACTGCCGACGGTAACGCCGAGAAACTGACCGCCGCTCTGGCGCTAGGCAGCGACGACGCGATCAAAGCCCGCGTGGCTATCCTGGGTGCGCTGAACACCAGCGCTCGTAAAGTGGCTGGCGATGCGTTCACCTGCGACAGCGTCGACCCGACCGAAGTGATGCGCGCCGCTCTGCTGGTCAAGCGCCCATCCGTTGACTGGGCTGCGAAGTCCCCTGCGTACATCCAGGCATCGTTCGACATGGCTGCTGAGGCTGAGCCGACCGGTGAAACTGATGTCACGACAACCGTTACCGGTGACACCGCGACCGTCCTGAGTCAGTTGCTGGCCCTGGCCAAAGATGCCTCGGGCAAGTCCACCGCTGATAGCGTGCCGGTCGCCGATGCGTACACCACCTACAAAGAATCTCAGGCCAACGCCTGGAAAGGAGCGCAGCAATGAGCGTACAAGGCGGCAATGCGATTAACCACGGCGTCGCGTATGCGGGCATGGTCTCCACCGGGTTCCAACTGCTGAACAGCGTATCAAAGCTCAACAAGGGTACGGTGAACCTTGCGTTCGGCCTAGGCGTAGTGACCGATGGTGATGACGGTGCGAAATTACCCGTATCGACCTCGACCGCTGCGAACTTCATCGGCGTGATCAAGCGTGAGCTGAACCGCGCTTACACCGCCACCGATGTGGTAGGCGCCACCGCTAAGCGCGACATGACCGTTGTTACCAGCGGCGAGATCTGGGTAACTGCCCGTGTGGCCGTAACCAAAGACGACCCGGTATGGGTGGTCATCGGCGATGGTACTGGTACTAACCAGGGTCAGTTCTCGAACGTTGTCGGCGCTGCTGCGACCCTGGCCGTTCAAGTGCCGGACGCCAAATGGACCAGTTCGGCAGGTGCCGGTGCGCTGGCTAAAATCACTCTGAACATTGGGGGCTGATCATGACTCAGCGCACTAAGATTTCTGTAGCCGTAGCTGACGCATACGCTGAGCGCAACGGTCTGCCAAAAGGTCACCAGATTACGTTCACTGACGGTCTCCCGACCGTGGACGATGGTCTGGCGTTCTACATTTCGCAACTGGCGAATCTTGAAGCTAAGATTTATCAGTCGAAATACACCGCGATCAGCTTTGCTGAACTGGTACCAATCAACACGAACGTTCCTGAATGGGCCGATTCGTGGGATTACATCTCGTACGACGCGGTCACCATTGGTAAATTCATCGGTTCTAGCGCCGATGACCTGCCGAACGTTGCCATCGCTGCAAACAAGTCCTCGGTGCCAATCGGCTACGCTGGTAACAGCTACGATTACAGCCTGGACGAGCTGCGTAAGTCCCAGCAACTGCGTATCCCGCTGGACACCACCAAGGCTCAGGCGGCATTCCGTGGTTCGCAGGAACACACCCAGCGCGTGGCTTACTTCGGTGACGCCTCTCGCCAGATGACCGGTCTGTTCAATAACGCCAACTTGGCACTCGATTCGTCGACTGTCGACTGGTACAACGCCGCCACCACTGGTAACCAGATCGTTCAGGACATGAACACCCTGCTGACTAAGGTATGGATCAACTCGGCCAACGTGCACGTTCCGAACGTTCTGGTCATGGACTCGGCGCGTTACTCGTTCATCTCCACCAAACGTATGGAAACCGGTACTGACACCACCGTGCTGGAGTTCTTCCTGCGCAACAACCTGTACACCAACCTCACCGGTCAGGCGCTGCGCGTGGTTCCACGCCTGCAACTGTCCGCCGCTCAACTCGCCATCGGTGGCGTGTCGAACGGCTCGAAGGATCGTATGCTGGCGTACGAACTGAACGACGAGAACCTGGGTATGGTCAACCCGATCCCGTGGCGCGCACTTGCCCCGCAGATGCGCGGCCTGAACGTGTTCGTACCGGCTGAGTACAAGCTGAGCGGGGTTGAATTTAGATACCCATTCAGCGCGGCTTATCGCGATTCGATTTGAGTCGTAATGACTGACCCGCTTCGGCGGGTTTTTCATGTACAAACGTTGACCAATCCGTCACGGTCGCCCACAATGGGTCAACCCTACACATTGAGGTAACACTACATGCTCCTGAGAAATAACTCCCGCAGATTGATCACCATCAACGCCCCGATGACCGACGGCGGTTACACCACGTTCTACGACATCAAGCCCGGTGAAAACCCAGCGGTGGAAGTGCCGGACGAGTTGTGCAAATCCGACTTTGTGAAAAACCTGCTCAATACCGGCGACCTGACCCGTATGACCCCGGCTGATACCGACGGTGACGATGTGGGTTCCCTGCGCGACGAAGCAATGTTGCTCGGCATCAAGGTCGATAAGAAGTGGGACGCTGCTCGCATCCAGTCTGAGATTGACAAAGCGAACGCATAAACGATCAACCAGCGCCAACAAGCCCCAACCCTTAACCGGTGCGGGGCTTTTTCATGCATGCTATTCTGTAGCGCAACGACACATAGGAGTGACCGCCGTGGTCATCACCCAGGTAATGATTGACAGCTTCCGGGCTGAGTTCCAGGCGTTCACCGGTACCGCAAAATGGCCCGACGCGCTGATCAGTTGCGCATTGTGCGAGGCTGACGCCGAGACGGGTTCGAGTCGCTGGGGTGCGTACGAGGACGAGTGTCACAACTTCAAGCGTCGTGGCATGTTCTACTTCGCTGCACACTGGCTCTCGACGAACTACGGCACAGCTGGAGTGACCGCTGATCCGAACTCTGAAGCACGGTTGAACGTCGCGAGCAAGCAAGTCGGCGACGAATCTATCGCGTATCGTGTGCCGAAAATGATGGACGTGGGTGACGACTGGCTGACCTTCACGGTATATGGTCAACAATTTTACAGATTGCGCCGCCGCGCAGGGATGGGAGCGATTGTAGTATGAGCACACTTCCAGATTTGATTAAGCCCGCGAACACTTGGTGGGACATATACGCGTTGACCGGTATTACACCCGGTACGCCGATCCAGATCTTCAACAAGTCTGATGTGAACATTGTGGTACAGGAACGTGCAACCGCCCCCGCTGCTGGGACGTATGACGGCCCTTACGTGTCCAAGGCGTGGCCGTGGATCGCCACGCAGCAAGGCGTGACGGGCTGTTGGGTGAAGTCGACCGATATGGTGTTCATCAACGTGCAAGTGGTGGGTTAAATGCTCAGGCCAGGAAGCATGGGGTCAGGTGGTGGAAGTAACAGTGCGCCACCTGCTGAATTCGAATTCGTACCAACGTCCGGTCAAACGATCCAGATACCCGACACCGATGCGTTGCTTGTCAACGTTATTTTGTGGCCGGTTAATCCGATTGATCACTTTCAACTGATCCTACCGAATGGTCTGGTGGCTGGTCGCCGAGTGTTCATCTTTGCCGGACAAGCTGTCACAGAAGTCACGGTAACGTCGCCTGATGTTGGTGTACAAGTCATGAACAACGTGATCTCGATGAACGTAAACGATCTTGTGGTGTTCAATACCGTTTCAACGGCACGAAAAATCATTGCGCGGGTAGCTACATCATGAAAAGGATTCTCACAGTATTATTGCTCGTTCCAGGGCTGGTGTTTGGTGCGGCGAATGACCTGTTGATCAACCAGCGTAACGCGACCGATACCGGTACGCTGAGTCGCACAGTCACCATCCCGGCTGGTGGTGCGAACGGTATTTTCGGGTTCAACGGGTCTACTGTCCTCCCGATGTTCTACACCGTTGGATCCGGTCTGACCCTTACGGGCGGTGTACTCGACGCTGTCCCAGGTGGTCCAGTCACATGGGCATCGATCACGGGCAAACCAACGTTTGCGACGGTGTCCACATCCGGTGCTTACGCCGATCTGTCTGGTATACCAGCACTCGCACCCGTGGCTATTGCGGGCACATACAGCTCGCTCACGGGTATTCCGTCAACATTCACACCGTCGGCGCACAATCAAGCCTGGAGTACGATCACCTCGACGCCGACAACGCTTGGCGGTTACGGGATTACCGACGCCTATCCGTTGACTGGTAACCCGTCGGCGTTCATCACTCAGTCTGGTGCACGATCTGCAATCTCTCTCACCACGACAGGTACGAGCGGTGCGGCGACCTATAACAACGCCACTGGTGTGTTGAACGTTCCAACGTATGCGAACTCGGGAGGTACTGTAACGAGTGTCACAGCGGGTACAGGGTTAAACGGTGGTACGATTACCACGACGGGTACTATCAGCATGCCGAACACCGGCACACCTGGGACGTATCAGAACGTAACAACCGATGCCCAGGGCCGTGTGACTTCAGGGCAAGCGCTGTCAATCAATGACGCCCCGGCACGTTCTCCCGTGACTAGTACGACCGCTACCGGGTATCAGATCAGCGCAACACGGGCCGCGTACGTTTGTTACGAGGGATCGTTCTCGACCACCAGTACCATCGGTGGCCCATCCGGTGCAACGGTATTCCTTGAGACGGCAGACACCAACAGCACGACTGCTGGCGACTGGACCACTAAGGCCACTCAGACGTACAGCAACAACATCACGTTGGCTATCGTGCTAAATCAGGTGCAGGGTAACAACTGGTCAATGTGTCGGTTTATCCCGGCTGGGAAGTACGTCCGCATCCGTTCCGGTAGTGTCACTGGTACGGCATCCGTAACGTTGAACTCGACGCAGCAGGAGACGTTATATTAGGGTCGTGGGTGCAATATTTCTGGAATTTCAACCGCACCCAATGAACAACCAATAACGGTGCGGTTGTCAGGCCATTCGATTTTAAAGGTTGTCCACCAATCACCGTTTGTAAATTCTTCGGTG